AAACCGAGGTTTCCCCTATGACCCCTTCCTATTTCTTACATAAGAATCTTATGTCCGGCTCAGGAAGGTTTTAAAGGAAACCGAGGTTTCCTTTAGGAGGATGCGTTATTATTTAAGCGAAATTATGATTATAAATTTATATAGTCCATGGATCCAATGTTTCTAGTAGCCATTCTTGTAACCATTGTTTACGCCCTAGTGAAATTCGGCGAATATAAATTTCTACAAAAAGACGATGAAAAAACCCCCTTAAAAGATATATTCCGTGAACTAATCATCGTATCCTTTTGTTCTTTAGGTGCTTCGTATATTTACTTCCATTTCCAAGGCTCCATTAACGAATTTTTCAATGTTGTAACAGATGCAAAGGTATTAAACCAAGCCAATACACAAGTCTTTACTGACAAACCCAACTTCTAATAAAATTGATATTTTGTAATGCCATAATGAAATCCAGAATTCATTATGACAACGCGTATTCAGAAATTCAATAAATCCGTGCAACATTTCATAGATTTATTTGAACCACCAATTCAAAATTGGCAACTCGTAAAAGAGGACTTTCAACATTCCCGTGGAAGCAGACATGCCTTTACTATTCAAATTCCCTCTACGTATTCCGAAGAAATACCCTCTTCACAAGAAGGCAATATAACATGGAGTTTAGAGGAAAAACAACAAGACGTTCCAAATGACGAAGTCTTTCGCACAACATTCGATAATTACTTCGCACCCTGTAGAACCCAAGTAGACAGTTCGTATGGCGGTTGGGTCGAAATTAGCTTATTACAAGTCAACGAATACAACAGCCTCCATGCACAAATCATTTTACAAATGAATAGAGGTAAGTTGCCATTTCCAACCGAAGATAACCAAGGTGATTTACATTACAAACGTCTGGAAGAAAAAATGCGTAAAAGTGAAAACCGTTATATTCGACTGTTAGAATCGGTCAACAACATTCGTCGTTATTATCACCATCAGTTTGACGAACTTGTTATATCACGTCGTAGAGCACGAGTACGTCATGAAAAGGAAAAAAACGATATACTAAGTCGCATGTATACTACAAACAGTCGATTTGTAAATGAAATTGCGAAATATTATGCCGCGCAACCAAATCGCGAAGATTGTTCAATTTGTTGGGAAAAAATAGAACCCAATAAATTAACTATAAGTAGCTGTTGTCACTACTTTTGTTCATCATGCGCATACAAAGCCTTTTCTAGAACAAATAAATGTCCCGTATGCCGTTGTATTCAATCAACCGAATTTCGCGATCAATTACAAGAACAATCGCCACAGCAAATACAAGAAAATCCTCCAAACCAATTATCTGACACGCACGACGAAGCAATGATGCAACAAATGCTCATGGACATCATTCAAGAAGATATTAACAGCATTGGTAACAATCCAATGACGATTCAATCTACACAACCCGCACCTGAAACTTAACAAAACTGGTCAATGGAAAACACGTCTTTTATATCAACGGTTTCTTTATTTACCTTATATTTCGCGAAAAACGGGCGTTGTAATTGTGCCTCGGGCGTATGATTGTGAACCGTTCGGGAAATCATTTTATACAATTTGAATGCCGGATAGCGCTCTCTTCCGTTCTTCAAATACAACACGTTTTTTCCGTTGTCGTCTAAACACCATTCCCTTACTATTTTTTGTAAATCATCGTAGTCGGATACATCATCGTCGATTTCCATCATGAAATCAAACATAGAAGTTCCAAGACGACACAAATCAAAGGAATAATTCGGCTCCAATCTAGGTTTATTTTCATTAAAAAAAGGCTCGCAGTTGTATTGCGTGGAAGCATCGCCACCCGGTCCGAAACTATCGCTACAAAAGGTTTTTCCTAAATATTTATAAATGCCGCGACCGAAATCAATGAGTTTGAAAATTTTACCATATGTCGGGACTTTATACACATTTCCTTCAAACATATAATACAAAAACGGTTTATCTGTTTTTACATACATTATATTGTTTGTATGCAAATCGTTATGTGTAAAGGAATACGTTTTTTGATAGGTTAGTAAGATCATAATGACCTGAAACAAGGCACTGCATCCATTATCTTCGTCGATTTTGTCGTTTTCAAGTAATTGATCGAGTGTGCCGTCACATTGTTCCATGCAAATCATTTGTATGGGGAAATTGTCAATGAATCCATATATTTCTTCTTCTTCTTCTTCTTCTTCGCTTTCTTCACTGTCACTTTCACTTTCGCTGTCACTGTCCAATAATTTTCCAAAGGGTTTTACTAAATCATCTAGCATATCATCACCAACATCTTCTTCGATTACAATACTATCATCATCCGAACTATAATTGATAACACTACTACTGTTACTCGAGCTTTTACTCGAAAGGGAACTATTATAAGTCGTTTCACTGTTTTTAGGGGAATTCTCATAAACCATTTCAATATCCAAATCCGTTTCTAAAGGCGTCAGACCATTATGGTCTTCAATTGATTCGCTATCTAATTCGACAATAGGTAACTCGACTTCTTCTTCACCGGTTTCCTCTAAACATAATCGTAACCGGAATTTGCGAGAACCGTCGTATGTGGATCGTGCATGCATGATGGCATTCCGGTGTTTTTCTTCAATATGAAAGAGACCACCGAGGTTTTTGTTGAAAAAAGCGGAATTGTCTAAATATTCCATATCATCGCTCAAAGCAACCTTGTATTTTTTCTGAATGCCTAAATAAGAACCATAAAAATCAATGCCGTTTTCGAAATTGTAATTGTTCTTCAAAACACTGGAAAGGAAAGTGAAAAAGCAATCGACGTAAGATGTATTGTTTGGAGAAACGAGCTTCGGATGACTTTCCAGTGATTCGCTTTGGCAATGAAGTTTAGGCAAAAGTCGGATCATGGGATTGGAAACATCGTATTTGCCGATCATATATCGATATGGGTCTAACAAGGGCGAGAATTTGATGAAAACTTTGCGATCTTCAATATTGCCTTCTTGGCTATTTACATGATGTAAATCCTTAATATGATAGGGATGGTTTAAAGCAATACTCTGATAATTTGAATCATTCATTTCGAAAAAACGGCTATAAATTGGATTATATAACTGTAGCTCTTGGATTTCATATGGATTAAAGTCTTCATGGGGATTCTGTTGTTGCAATTCCTCTAAATGGATTGTATTCGGTTTATAGTAATTCAATTTATAATCCATGTGTTATATACGTTTTCCAAATAGATTTTAAAAAATAGTTAAACGTAATAGCCTTTCTAGGTGCGTGTTTAATCAGTCAAAATTTAATCTAAGAGATTTAGTATACTCGACATTCCTAAATATGACATTGCAATTGAAAAAGTTCGATATGAAATGGATTACCTTTAAACCGAATGAAAACAAGGGTCCGGTGATTGTGATGATTGGTCGTCGTGATACAGGTAAATCGTTTTTAGTGCGCGATTTGCTTTTTCATCACCAAGACATTCCGATTGGCACCGTGATTTCAGGAACAGAAGCCGGAAACGGTTTTTATTCGGCCCATGTTCCCAAGTTGTTTATTCATGAGGAATACAATACGGTATTGGTGGAAAATGTGCTGCGGCGTCAAAAAGCGGTGCTAAAACAAATGACAAAAGAAAAAGAGCAGTTCAATCGTTCTACAATAGATCCCCGTACATTCGTCATTTTAGATGATTGTTTGTATGATCAGTCTTGGACAAGGGATAAGATGATGCGTTTGATGTTCATGAATGGGCGTCATTGGAAGATTATGCTTATTATTACCATGCAATATCCATTGGGTATACCTCCCAACCTGCGTACGAATATCGATTACGTTTTTATTTTGAGGGAGCCCTATTTGACCAATCGTAAGCGTATTTGGGAGAATTATGCGTCCATGTTTCCTACATTAGAGTCGTTTTGTTCGGTCATGGACCAAACCACGGAAAACTACGAGTGTTTGGTCATCAACAATAATGCAAAATCGAATAAATTGAATGATCAAATATTCTGGTACAAGGCGGAAAATAGACCGGCTTTTAGACTGGGTTCGAAAGAATTTTGGGATATTTCCAAGGAAATGGGATCGGATGATGAAGGAGAGCAATACGATCCGTCAAAGTCGAAAAAGCGTAATGCAGTGTCGATCAATGTGAAAAAATCGACCAAATGGTAAGAAGAATGCAAAAATAGTTTAGTAAAAAGAATAAAGGTAATTCGCATTATAAAACAATGAATAATAGTCAATTTTTCATTGTTTTTACAACGTTATGTGCAATCATATTTTTAGAGAAAAAAATGCCGTATATTGGTAAAATCCATGTGGCTTCGTTTTTACATTGTTGTATTACGGCGATTACGGCGCATTATGTACTTATAAACGATCCATGGAAATTTCTGACAATATACGAATACAATATGGAGGATTTTCCGTTAATTGCTCAAATCGTTCCCTATATTAGTTATGCATTTGGGTTTTATGACTTATATTACGGAATTACATTGAGAAAAGTAGATTTTATAATTCACGGAACTGTGTTTACCACGAGTGCACTAATTACGGATTATTACAATGCAATGCATTATTCCTATATGGGACTGTTATTGGAAACAAGCACCCCCTTTTTCCATTTATTACATTACAAAATTTCGTTCATCGAAACGGCTTTTGCCTTTACCTTTTTATTATACCGATGTGTGTTTTTTCCCATTATGACCATTATTTATTTCTTTCGCACTTATAACAATATCGTAAATAACGAACTGAACCTGGAAAAAGGAGTAATAATTTGCGCATGCACACTAAACGCGCTCAATCTATATTGGGGTAGCAAAATCGTCAAACGAGCCATCCGAAAATATTATCCCGCAAAAGAAGACTAAATAATTATACAATCATGTATAATTATTTTACGATTTACATTTCATCACGAATATTTGCCGCACCCGTATCCTCTAAACGTTGTTGTTCCTTTTCCATCAAATCCTTTTCGTGTTGTTCACGATCTTCTTCATTTGCTACATCACGGCTTTCGAAATCAACGGTTTCCATTACACCTACCAATTCGCCCTTTTCATTAAGCGTCTGGGTCAATTTGTTTCCGCTTTCTTCGGCTTTCTTAATATTTTCTGCAATTGCCTTTTCCTTCGTCTCCTTGACCCTCTTGTCGAACTCCTCCTTTGCCTTCTTCTCGTTCTTGATCTTCTCTTGATGCAATTTGTTCAATTCCTCTTCCATGAACTCCACGCGACCCGTCTTGTATGCATTTGGATCCCATGGTAGCCATACACCTACCGGTGCTACGAAAATGTCGTGATTTGGATCACGTTCTCTTAGCTTCTTGCAGTGGAATTCTGCTTCTTCTTGTGTTGAAAAGTTACCACGGTTTTTCAAACCACGCATGGAAGTCTGGAAACCATGTTCACGTTGGAATTGCTCGGTCAATTTATCCTCGTTCTTATCCAGGAAATTTTGATAATCACCGCTCACAGACTCAGACTTTAGGCGATCTTCCTCCTCCTTGCAAAAATCATTGAAATCTGCGAAAACCTTCTCACTGTTCAATCCATATTTATAACTCAAATAATTAATGAAATCACCGAATTTAGACATAGATTTAGTAAAATCGAAACGCTGAACAAATTGATCAAACAAAAACATTTCGCGCTTTTCCAAAATCTTATCGGGTGAAAGAAAAGACATACAGCTAAAACCTTGACCAGCGATCTTCTCGTCTTGGTCCAGCACATCTACATATTTAGGATTTGGAGAACCATCGTTCAACTGTTTTCTCTCAAAACTAGACATTATATTGTAACCCCGCAATCAGTATTTAAGTGTTTTCTCGCAAAATAGTTATTTTAGGCGTTTATTATTTTTTCCACAATAATATATATAATGGACGCTATGTTTGACATTCAAGAACTTATTAAACGTATCATCAAATACTTGGTTGAGGGTATCATGGTAGCTATTGCTGCTTACTCCATCCCTAAGCAATCTTTAAAGGTTGAAGAAGTAATCATCATTGCTTTGACTGCTGCTGCTACATTCGCAGTTTTAGACGTGTTCATCCCTTCTATGGGTGAATCCGCTCGTGGTGGTGCTGGTTTCGGTATCGGCGCAAATCTAGTTGGTTTCCCTGGTGGACTTTAAGTTTAGAGGAAACTATTTTGAAAATATAATATAAAAATTTAGCTATTGTTATATTATGTTGTGGATACAGCGTATTCCTATTTTAAGACGATTTTTCGAAAAACACACCATTACTTCTGCTGGTAGATGGAACTTACAATACGGACAATCCGTTGATTTTAAAGCAAATATGTCCAATGAAGACCATTGTGGCACTTGTGGTCAATATGCATTGTTAAAACAAAAGGAAAATATTCCAGCTTTACAACCTCGCAA